AATTGGAGACCTTATGAGCAGCCCTATCCCCCTTGAATTACAGAGCAAGATCACCAGCTGGCGCCTCCGGGCGGCTGAGAACGCGTTGACCCTAGACGAGATGCGCGAGGCAATCAAGCTCCTCCGGGCTGGCCGCATCACTGCCGTGGGCGCGAGTGCCGCTGCCAAGCGTACCAAAGCCATAGCGGTCATACCCTCGGCTGGAGACATGCTGGCTGACCTAATGTAGAATCAGTGGGTTGTCACGGCCCTCTCCGTGGCGAGTTAATTAAGGAGTTAGAGATGACAACTGTTACCATCAAGGGCTACGTTCATAGTGAACTGTCCCGCGATAAAACCCCGGTGTATTCAATCCTGAGCTACGACGCAACGCCTTACGGCACTCAGTCGCTCGTCCTGGAGCAAGACTTCGAGGTCACGCTACCCGAGGACTTTAACGCGATTGAACTTGAGCTGAAGCAACTACGCGCCTCCAAGGCCAAGCTCGAGAAGCGCACGGCTGAGGCACTAGACGACTTGCAGCAGAAGATCAACGACCTGCTGATGCTTGGGTACACAGCGTGACTCGCCCGCCCTTCCCGGCGGTGCTATCCAGCACCCTGATGGCGGCGTTCAAGAGCTGCCCCCAGAAGGCCTACCTGGAGTTCATCGAGCATTGGAAGGCTCGCGAACCCTCGGTGCACCTTCACGCAGGTGCAGCTTACGCTTCGGGCCTGGAAGCCGCCCGTAGCGCCTACTACATCGACGGGCGCAATCCCGACGACAGCCTTGCCATCGGTCTCAGCGCCTTGCTGACGCATTACGGAGACTTCGCCTGCCCCGCAGACAGTGCCAAGTCTGCCGAGCGCATGGCAGGGGCGCTGGAGTATTATTTCTCCATGTACCCCCTAGGCATCGACAAGGCTATTCCTATGACCTTGCCCGGAGGTAAGCGAGGGATTGAGTTCTCCTTCCTCGAACCTATAGACCTTATCCACCCGGAGACAGGTGACCCGTTGCTATACAGCGGGCGCATGGATATGATGGTGGACTACGAAGGCATGAAGCTCGGCGAGGACGATAAGACCACCTCGCAACTCGGGGCTAGCTGGCCGCGCCAGTGGGATCTTCGCGCTCAGTTCACCAGCTATGTCTGGGGAGCCGCCCGCGCGGGCATCAAGCTCGACGGGTTTCTCGTCCGGGGCGTAAGCATACTCAAGTCCAAGTACGACACCCTCCAGGCAGTCACCTACCGCCCGCAGTGGCAGCAAGATCGCTGGTACGAGCAGCTCCTGCGCGAAGGCAAGCGGATGATTCAGTGTTGGGAGGAAGGGTACTGGGACTGGAACCTCGACCACGCCTGCGCGGAGTACGGCGGCTGCCAATTTCGCAGCATATGTCAAATGCGCCAGCCTGACGTACTCCTTGCGCAGCAATTCGAGCGTAGGGTCTGGGATCCAGTCCTGCGGACCGAGACCGCTGTGGAGGAACTAGCATGACTATCATCGCAACAGGTGAGCAAGACCTCACCTACGAGGGCACGAGCTACACCGTAGGCTACTGGGCCGAAGGCAACTGCATCTACATCCCTGCGATCCTCGGCAAGCCGCCCGAAGACTGCCATCCGGACGAGTCGGAGTGCGAGATCCTCAATGTCAGGGCACTCTGGGCTTCAAGTGCAGAGGGGGAGGACCTTACGGAGTCCTTGCTCCTAGATGCACTAGGCCCGCTGCTTGACCTAGCTGAAGTCGAAACAAAGCTTTGGGCTGCGTACAACGGCGAAGACCCAGACGACGAGGACTACGATGACACCGACGACTATGACCACGGCGACGCAGCATGACTACCATGGCGAGGCCACGATCCTCTACTTGGAAGGCGAAACTCCTGTGGGTCGCCAGCATGTCTATTGTTGCGGTGCTGGTGACGGCCGCAGTGCCTATTACCCTAACCGAGCATGGTTCTGCCCGACCTGTGGCAGTCTCTGGGCGCGAGCCATCTACGATTTTCTGTTCAGCTATGACCCCATACCTCGAGCAGCATGGGTCACTCAAAGCCGCCCTTGTGTGCTATGCGGTGATGGGAGGCTCCTCGACGACCTCGAAGGCGCAGATCACAACTTATTAACGCGGGAACTTTCCGCAGCATTGGAGCAATATAATGACAGTCGTTGAAGCAACCCCTGACAAGCGCGGGCTAACCGGACCAAAAGTGGTCCTGATGGGACTAGGCGGAACAGGCAAGACCTACGCCCTAGGCACCTTGGCCGAGTGGGCGGACCGTAATAAGTTCGAGCTCGCTATCCTCTTCACCGAGAACGGGCTTGAGTCATTCCTAGGCTACTTCCGGGATAAGAATCAAGAACCCCCCGCCTGCGTCTACTGGCACCAGCAGATCACCAAGCCTATCTCGCTCAAGGCCCTGATGCAGACGGCTGACAACGTGGGTAAGCTTAGCTATGAGGCCCTCGCCAAGTCCGTTGACATAAACAGAGGCGGAGAGAATAATGCGTTCTGGAAGATCCTGGGCACTTGCTCCGAGTTCAAAGACGACCGGACGGGCAAGAACCTTGGCGCGATAGATGCCTTCCCCGCTACGCGCATCTTTGCTATGGACTCTCTGACGGAGACCGCTAACGCTGCTATGAAAATGCAGATTGGTTCGCGTCCTATGGCCAGCCCAGGCGACTATGGCGTGGCGCAGAACAACCTGATGAATTTCCTCCGCCTATGCACTCAGGGGATGGAGTGCCCATTCGTAATGACTGCGCACGTTGACCGGGAGACCGACCCGGTTACGCAGTCCACCAAGATTATGATTAAGGCTATTGGTAAGGCCCTTGCTAGTGAGATCCCCACACTGTTCAGTGACGTAATCTACTGCACTAGGGAAGCGGATAAGTTCTACTGGGACACAGCTGCCTACGGCGTGGATACTAAGACGCGTAGCCTCGGCATCCGTAGCAAGATCAACCCGGACTTTGGCCAGATCTTCGACGTCTGGAAGAAGCGGGGAGGCATCTGATGGCTACGTCAAAGCAGCTAACCGGCGATGCCTGCGCCTACATCAAGGGCGAGAACGGCGAGAAGAACCGTTACCTTAAGATGGGCACGGCGATCTTGCGCCTGGATAACTCCCTCAGCCTCAAGCTCGACACAATGCCGCTGGCTAACTCCGGCTGGCAAGGTTGGATAAACGTATTCTGGAAAGACGAGCAAGGGCAGAATGTCCCACGGTCAACCTCTAGTATTATTCCGATTCGTCCGCCCTCGCGCTCCCCCGGTCCAAGCGACTTTGACGACGACATACCTTTCTAATCAAGCGGCCCGGTAGCCCCGCTCAGTGCTACCATTTTGTAACTTTAAAGGAAACTCTATCATGAGTCAATTCGATCCCGCAGCGTTCTTGGACGCGCAAGTTAACGAAGCTAACGAGAAGCGCCCGCCTTGCCCTACGGAGAATCCCGATTCCCCGGACGGTCTATTCACCGCAGTCATTGGTGAAATCACCACAGGCGCTGGAACCATCGGCAAGGGGGACCGCGCAGGTCAGCCTTGGGTCTCGATGATTATTCCCCTGCGCATCCAGCTCCCTGCTGTCCTCCAAGCAACGGGCCTGCCGCCAGAACTAACCATCACTGACCGGGCGTTCCTGGACCTGACCCCTAGTGGCAGCATCGACATGGGCAAGGGTAAGAACCGCGCGCAGCGGGCCTACCGCGACGCTACGGGCATGAACAAGCCCGGTGATGTATTCGCTTGGCGTATGCTGCAAGGCAAGGTAGTCAAGGTCAAGCTCGCGCATGAGCTTTACAACGACACTATCCAAGAGCGCGTCGCCGCGATTCTGCCGGGCTAAGCTAGTGCAGTCTCGTTGGCAATCCCTGCTCGAGACTTGCGTGGGTACGGCGATAGGTTATGCTGTCGCCGTACTCACCCAATTAGCTGTGTTTCCCTTACTCGGCATCGCAGTAAGTTTTAACAACAATCTTCTAATCGGTGCGATCTTTACCCTAGTGTCTCTTGTCCGAAGCTACTGGGTCAGACGCCTATTCAACTGGCTGCATAAAAAATGAAAACGATTCGCCTTGATACAATCACCGTACTCCCGAACCGCCAGCGCCGCGTCTTTGACGCTGCCAAGCTCCACGAGTTCGCCGACTCCATCTCCAAGCGCAGCTTGCTCCACCCCATTATCCTGCGCGCCCACGAAGGTGGCTTCGCCCTCGTTGCAGGCGAGCGTCGTTTCCGTGCTATCTCGGACCTCGCAGACTTGGGCGGTACAATCCGCCATGACGGGCAGGAAGTCCCGCTTGGCCATATCCCCTACACACTCTTTGACGATCTAACGCCGCTCGCGGCAGAGGAGGCTGAACTTGAAGAAAACACCCACCGTATTGATCTATCCTGGCAGGAGCGAGCTGCTGCTGTCAATCGTCTCCTTTCTCTACGAACTCGACAGGCTGCCCTTGAAGGGGCGCCTGTGCCTTCGACTGCAACCATCGCGGTCGAACTTAGAGGATCAGACGAAGGTATTTATCACGAAGCAACCAGACGGGAAATTATTGTGGGCCGTAACCTTGCCGTCCCCGAAATCGCGGCAGCCAAGACTATCGACGAAGCCTTCAAAATCCTCAAGAAGCTTGATGCCTCAGCTAAGCACCGAGAGCTTGGCGCGCTTGTTGGACGAACCTTTACCGCCTCAGTCCACAGCGCAATCAACGGAGACTCCCTTAGCTGGATGCGAGACGCCGCCCCCGACCAGTTCGACTGTATCCTCACCGACCCTCCCTACGGAATGGGAGCAGATGAGTTTGGAGATTCTGGAGGACTTGCAGCTGGCGCCCATGGTTACGCTGATACCCCTGAGCTGGCCCACAGCTGCTACTCGGCGCTCGCCACCGAAGGTTTCCGTATCACGAAAGCGCAAGCCCACCTCTACGCCTTCTGCGACATAGATAACTTCCCCGCGCTTAAGCTCGTCTTCGCTGCTGCCGGCTGGCAGGTCTTTCGCACTCCTCTTATCTGGTACAAGCCTACTGCGATGCGCGCCCCTTGGCCTGAGCTAGGCCCACAACGCAAGTATGAAACTATCTTATACGCAATCAAAGGGAAGCGGCCTACACTTAAAATGGCAGGCGATGTTCTCAACTACGGTCCTGATAGTAACCTTGGACACGCGGCTCAGAAGCCTGTCGCGCTCTTCCAAGACTTGCTCAGTAGGACCCTGCTACCTGGCCAATCCGTGCTCGACCCGTTCATGGGTAGCGGGCCGATATTTGCAGCTGCAAACGCGCTCAAAGTGCGTGCGACTGGCGTGGAGTTGGACCAAGCTAGCTACGGCATAGCAGTCGCCCGCATTGAGGGACTGAAAGCCGCCGCCGAACTCGACTCAACCTTAGGACTCTAAGGTGCCGCGCATCAGAGGAGAGGGGCCGATCCCCAGCCGCATTATGCTCGTCGCGGAGTACCCTAGCACTGACGATGAACGCACAGGCGCCGCTTTCTCGGGCACTGCCGGAATGGAGCTAAATCGTATGCTGCACGAAGCTGGCATTATGCGCTCCGAATGCTTCACTACCTCCGTCGTCCGAGTCAGGCCGCCGATGGGCCAGCTAGGTGCGTTCATCGCGCTGAAGAAGAAAGACGTAACGCTGGCGCATACGCTGCTTAGGGATAAATATTGTACGCGCGAAGTTCACGAGGGTGTCGCGGAGCTGCTGACGGAAATCGAAATGGTCCAGCCGAACATCATAGTTGCCTTCGGCAGTCTCGCTATGTGGGCTTTAACTGGTAACTGGGGAGTGACTAAGTGGCGGGGCTCGCTCCTTCGCATGGACCCAATGTTCAAGGATCAGCAGCAGCTCGAGCGGCCTAAGGTCATCCCTACGCTTCACCCCTCAATGATCCTCAAGCAGTGGGACTTACGCGCAGTAGTCCTTAATGATTTGCGCCGAGTCAAGCGCCACATGATAAGCCGTGTATATGATAATCAACCCGCCTGGAAATTTATCATCCGTCCAAGTTACTCTCAAGTTCTCGACACCATCCAGAACGTACTCCAGCGAATGGATACTGAAGGCCCGCTCTGGCTCGACTTCGATATTGAAACTCGTCCAGGAGCTATTGATTGCATTGGATTCAGCTGGTCTTCGCTTGACGCAATCTGCATCCCCTTCCTTACCAGAAACAAGCCCGCAGGCTATTGGGACGAGGAGCAGGAAGCTGTAATAGTCTTCGCCCTCTACCAACTGCTGACTCACGCTAACGCTAGAGTCCGCTGGCAGCACGGCCTTTACGACGCGCAGTGGGTACATCGCTACTGGCATTTTATTCCCAAGGGCGTGCAAGACACAATGATCAGCCAGCATTCCGTCTTCGCCGCCTTGCCGAAGAGCTTAGCCTTCCTCGCTTCAATGTACGCGGACTGGTACGTCTACTGGAAAGACGAAGGCAAGATTGCTTCGGACGCACCTGAGGACCAGCGCTGGCGGTATAACCTCCAAGACTGCGTCTATACCCGCGAAGTCGGGGAGGTCCTGACCCAAACCGCTGAGGTAATGGGCTTAGCTCAGGTTGAGTCCTACCAGCAGCGGATGTTCTGGCCAGTGCTCCGCGCTATGAATATCGGTGTGAGGATTAAGCCGGGCATCAAGGCCCAGATGGCGGCTGATATTGAAGAAGAGCTGAGCCATCGCGAGGCGTTCCTTTTTAATGTCTTAGGCCACTCCATTAATCCCGCCTCACCCAAGCAGATGCAAGCGCTGTTCTACGACGACCTGCTGCTGCCCCCGGTGATCAAGCGTACTATCGTAGATGGCCGTACAGTAATGCGC